TTCGCCTGCGATTCAAATAAAGATAGAGTTTATTTGAAATATATGGCCACAAAGCTTGCATCATCGATGCAGGATGCGATAGAATATATCGCAGTTAATTATCCAACAAATTAATGAAAGGCTAGAAATGTCAGACAATAAGCTTAACTACTTTACCGTAACGACAACAGCAATTGTTAAGGCGAAGAATAAGTCAGACGCAGAGAAGATTGCAATGAGCAATCGTCGCCCGGCAGGAACCCCCGGTGAGGTAATCCTCAAGGATGTTGATGTTGAGCGAATCTCGGCTGTAGAAGCTCGTGAACAGCTCGTTGGCTGATCTATTCACGCAAAACTTCATAAATAGGTAAGTTCAGTTAAAGGGGGGGTAACTCCCCCCTTTAACTATTAGCGAATAAGGCATACATGATATACGCTCAAATGATTGGAAGAAATGAATCTTCCAGATTCCTTGAAGAAGTCCTAGAAAGACTATCTCATCAAGTTGATAAAATAATTTTCACAGACGATTGCTCAGAAGATAATACTGCAGAAATAGCAGCTAAGTATGCGGAAGTATTTAAAACTCCACAGCCCTTATTTACTCATCACGAAGGTCAGCTGAGAGCATTTGCCTGGGGAAACTTAGAGAAATTTGCCAAACTGGGTGATTGGGTTATAGCAATAGATTGCGATGAGAAACTTTTTCACACAGAAGGTGAAGATATTGCTTCAGTATTGGCGAAATCTCCATATGATGTAGTTAATGTAAGATTTTATCATATGTGGAATAATACTCAGTATAGAGTAGATAAATTGTGGGCACCAAATAATAGTTCTAGAATTTTTAGATTTATAGATAATGGTGGTTTTTTGAATAGAAAACTAGCATGCGGCTCTGAGCCAACATATGTTAGGGACCTAATTGCCAAAAAAAATTATTGGCTAGATTCAAAATTGGTAATGCAACATTTAGGCTACATAGAAGATAGTGATAAGCTATTGAAGTATGAGCGTTATTCGAATCTTGATGGTGGAGAATTTCACGCTCTAAATCATATAAATTCTATTATAGATAAAGATCCAGTATTAATTAATTGGGGAAATTTTGGTATATAAGGTGGAGCTATGACAATATTTAATCCAGTAGAATCAGTTAAGCAAATTACTTTGGCAATGGAAAAGAAAGAAAGATTTGGTTACATTAATGTTCCAAAGTCTTCTATTGTTGCTCTAAGTAAAAATAGTGAAAATCCATTTCCCGCTTCATTCGCTAAAAATATTTTAGCAGCTCTTAAAAAGAATGAATCAAAACTCATGAAAGCAATATCACATAGTTTAGTTTCTGATATTGAAGCAGGTAAGCACTTTAAGGTTGGTCTTAATAAAAAGTCAGACTATTATTATTCAAATGTTTTTGAATACTATTTCTTAAATAATAAAGATGTATACGATACAATAATAAATTATTATATTAGAAATAGCTCAAAAGTTGTTGTATCCTTTCATGACAAGAAAATTATACAAAGACAGATTGGCTTTGACGCACACGTAATTACCGTACCATTTCAAAATTATCAGCAAAAAATAGATGATATTTACGCTCAAGTTTCTGAATTTGGAAATGATGTAGATTACTGTCTAATGGATTGTGGTATATTAGGACTTGGTCTTACGCCCAAGATATGGGATAATCTTAGTGCTTCAATCATAGACATGGGTAAGGTGATTAGTCTATCCAAGACTCTTTCTCAGCAGTAGTCATCATGAAAAATAGCAAAAGAAAATTTGAAGATGACGATATTGAGTTTTTAACAGACCTACTATTAGATACAAACCTGCCAATATCAGATATAGCAAATGAACTAGATCTATCTATATCTGATGTAAACAAAAAAATAAATAGCTTAGGTTTATCTTGGTTAAAAAACTCTAGAAAAAAAATGTCTAGGGGGCAGACAGCACTAACTCTAATTATGAAAAAACTCTTACCCGGTGAAGATATTGTAAATGAGTATCATATAGGGGATAAAATGAAGCTTGATGTTTACTGTCCATCCTATAAGATAGCGGCAGAGTATCATGGTCGACAGCACTTTTTCTACACTGGTAGATTCTTTGATTCAAAATATGAATTTATTGAAGCTCAGAAACGAGATAGACTAAAGGAGCAATGGTGCAACAATAACGGAGTTGCCCTTGTTGTTTTTAGATATAATGATTCACTTACAGAATCTAGTGTTTACTCCAGATTGCTAGAAGCCATAAGGGCCAATCCAATTGAAGAAAAAATAAAAACAAAAAAAAGCATATCGTCTTCTGAGTATTATCAAAAAATGAAAAAAAGAAATTCAGAATACAAAAAAAATATGTATAGAAAAATTAAGGGCAAAAAAATTGATGATGACTGATAATATAGAAGACTCCGAAATAGCTCCCATAGAGTACCAGATCTTCTCGCTGTGCTTCAAAGAAGACGACGCTCTAGGTTTTTTTGAAGAAAATCTTCCAGATGAAATAGTCGGTCAGATACATGGGGAAAACGGCATTCACGAGTTCTACTGCGCACTTTTATCATTCTATAAGTCAACAAATTTAAAGGTAGTTGATCCAGCAGCATTTAAATCATGGCTATCTACAGAAACTGACATTTACGAAGCATTGGGCGGGCTGGCTGGCGTTTCAATTATGATGGACTATATACTTAATATAGAGTCTGCAAGCAAGGAATCTTTAATTGAGTTAGTTAGATATAAAGCAAATAAAAGAAAGCAAATAAATTATTTACAAGAACTTCAGATTTTAATAAATAAAAAAGGTGCGAAGACAGAAGAAGACATTGAAAGAATTGATGTCCTTACAACACTAATAAAAGATATACAAAAATCAATAAAGTATAACCCTTTTGACAAAGTAACAACAGCGAGCGATATAATTTCTAGAGCAGAAAATCTCCTAGAAGTTCCAGATTTTATTCCCACTCAGTTTAAGGCATTAAATAGAGCCATGGGCTACACTGACGAGGGAGGATTTTTTAAGGGAGCCGTACATGCAGTAATTGCTCCTTCTGGCAAGGGCAAGAGTACCTTTGCAAAATGCCTAGCAAATCACTGGTTAGATACAGGATACAGGGTTCTATATGTAAACTTTGAAGAAGCTCTAGGTCACTGGGAGCGAGTTCTGATGACGCAGATTATCGGTAAGAATGTCTATGCAGAGGCAGACAATTGGAATAGCGCACAAAAAGCAGAGTATATAAAAATTTTTACTGAAAGATTGCAAAAATGGGGGGATCGCCTAATGGTTAGGCATGATCCGGAAACTCCATATTTTGAAGATCTAGAGTTTTGGTTAAGAGATTTAATTGGCAATAATGATAAAATCCCAGATGTAGTTATAATAGATACAATACAGTCTATGTTCACAAGAGGTAATGGCAAGGGCAAGCCGCGATGGGGTGAATTTGAAGAGATGATGGTTAAGCTAGAAAAGTTAGCTAGGGATATGAACTGCGTTCTAATAATAACCGCTCAGGAAAATGCAAATAGAATGAAAGAAAAAAGAGAAGTGGTTCAGCAGTCTGACACTGGTGGCTCACTAGCAATTCAGCAAAAATGTGCAGTAACTATATTCATTACGGAAAAGCGATTAGTTACTGGTGATGAAACTGAAGATGAGCATGTTATGCAACTGCAGATACCCAAGAATAGAATAACAGGTTCTGCGTTTATTTACGATCCACCACTGGTTAGATATAACGACGAAAAAAAGAGTTATGAAGACTATGAAATAGTTACTGATGATTCATATTTGGAGTCCTCAGACCTTCAGGATCTTCTGGATGGAGAAGGATTTTACTAATGGAAAGCCTATCTATAAATGGTATAAAAGATTTTCAGATATGTGAAAGATTATATGATTTTAGACATATACAAAGTCTTCCAGAAAAAATATATTCTAGAGATATATATACATTAAAATTTGAATCAACAATTAAAAATATCTTATACTACTTCTGGTTCAAGAAGCAAGCTGGAATAACACCATCCTATGCATCTCTATTGAATAGATGGGAAAAGTTGTGGTTTCCAAAAAATACTGATCACTATGACATAATGACAGAGCAACATGAAAGCGCTTACGGAAATGTTTCAAGTCTAACTACACGAGCAGCAGCT